AACAACACCAAAGTTGTCTGGGTCACCTGAAGAAGTGTATTCATAGAACCAATCATTGGTTAATGAATCAAAGTTAAGTGATGCTGTAAAGTTTGTAGGAACAGCTGAACCACTATCTTCTACCTTGATACCAGCATATCTGTTTACATCATTGGTATTTAGTAAGATATAAGCATCACCAATTTTAGTAACACTACCTGTTACAGCAGTTAAGAATCCAATAGAAGCACTTGCAAATGTTGCATTTGAACCTGTAATATCACCTACTACTAAATTTGTAATATCTGCACCTGAAGCTGTAAGATTTGTAGCTTGAATATCACCTGTTAAAATGATATCTTGTGTAGCAGTATTTCCATTATCTAAAACATCTTGTAAAGTAGGAGATGTTGAAATGGTTAAATCAAATGTAGTACCATCACCTTTTTCAAATGTTAAGGTTGGGTCACTATAAGAAGCAGTTACTACAGCATTAGGGGTAAATGAAGCTGTAGCTGCAAATCCTGATGTTCCTGCTTGGTCTGCAAATGAAGCACTTGTTGCAGTAGGAGTAAATCCTGCTGTACCTGCTTGGTCACTCCAAGATGCTGAAACTGCAAATCCTGCAGTACCAGCTTGGTCTGCATTTGAAGCTGTAATGTTAAGATAGGTAATGTCACTACCACTACCATCTGTAATGATTGACCCCGAGGTTATCTGGACTAAACCTTCATAGGTGTCTTTAATATTTAATGGACCTAAATTTCTTCCCATTTTATTCTATATTTGAACCCCAAGGGTATTGTTTGTATTTGCTATCTGTGATTCGTAAACCTGCTTCTTTAGCTTGTAAGTAATGTGCACCTACTCTTGCGTTTCTACCAAATACAATAGGCGAACGATATTGTGAACCATAATCTGGCCATTGTTCATAAAGCTTATTTGCTGTATTTAGTTCTGGGAATAGGTTTTGTTCTTCAGCTAAGTATGATGATAATTTATCAGCGTAGAACTGCATTTTATTTTCAACGTTTTGTCTCTTAACGTTAAATAATGAACGGTCTACTTCGATACTATTTTCACCACCAGTTGGTGTCAAAAGTCCGTTATTTCGTGGGCGTATATAAATTGCCTCTAATGCTTCATAGTAGGCCGCGTATAGCAAGAAGTCTTGTATATAATCGTCTACTAATGCTTTGTAAACACCTGTTAAAGTACCTGCATCAATTTTATCAAGAATAGATTTGTACAATTTAGTACCAATAATTCTTTGTAAACTAATATCTTGTGCTTCTCTAACAGCATTTTTAATTAAAGCTGTATCCACCGAATCATTTAAATCAGTGAATTGTCTTAGCTTTGCCTCTGAAATGATGAATGTAGTTGTCATACTAAAGGTATTTCTGTTATTGGTTGATTAGAACTATCGTCTGCTGCTTTATCAGCTTGTTCAATTTCAGCTTCTAATTCACTATCTTCACCTACTTCAGCGTCAATAGAGGTTACTACATCTACTTCTTCTTCACCGTCATTAAACAATTTCAATTGTTGAACACCTAAAGAAATTTCTAATTGTGGGTGCATTTCCTCTAATAAGGTTTCAAATACAGCTAAAATATCTTGTTGGAAAGGACGAATAACAGTATTTACTAAAAGTAAGTAAGCATCAATTACTTCTGTTCTACCTCCTAGTTGTCCTTCTGTTTTAATACCCAAAATCATTGGGCTAGTAATTCTGTGTGCTGTAAGGATACGTTGTACAACCATATCATTAATAGTTGTATAGTAACCATCAGCACCATTTTGTGGGATAGGAGTAATCACAGGTGCGTTTTCTGGAGAATCAACATCCATATACAGCATATTACCTGCGTTATTCGTGCCAGAATACTGTAGTTTAAGCATTCTCTCTATCGCTTCACGTTCCTCGTCGTTTGCGTTAGTAAACGTTGTTATAGACAATGAAGGTGCGAGTCCATTTTTGATATTATTTACGTGGAAGTTAGATACTTCAATATCTAATTCAATATCTCTTAATGCACCTACATAATCTGGTAATGGGTAGTATTTTTGTCCTGGGCGGTATGGATTGTAAACAAAAATTTGTTTAGGTTCATCCATATTCTTTTGTGGATTATAAACTGGTAAGTAAGGGAACTTATCAACAGGTGCTAAACCATATCTGTATTGTTCTCCCCATTCATCAGAGATGTAGTATCCAGGAATTTCACCTCTGTAATTTTTTTCTTTAGCACGTAACCACGAAAAATCAATGTGGTAAATGTCAGCTATTTTTGTACGTGACTTATTCCAGATTACTTCTAAGGCAAATCCACCATACAATTTATAATCTTGTGCTACTTTTTTAAATACATCGTTCCATGATTCGTGTGAAGAATTTGCACGGTCTAGAACCCAAGATGGTTCTGCTGTTAATCCTTCACCTACAATGCCATCCACAATAGCGTTAATACAGGTATTGTGAATAGAACTGTTATTATATAGTTCAATTAAATCGTTTGGAAACGCATTATAATCGCCAAATTTAACGTATTCACCAATTTTTTTATCTTCTAAAATTTGAATGCGTCCGCTAAATTCTTTAGCAATATTACTAAATTTAATCTTCTTATCCATTGTATGTCATATAAGCCCCTGTTTCATCGGGTGATACATATTGTGTTATACTACTTTCATTGCTACCTGAAACAATAGCCCTATCTTCATATAGGAATTCTCTTCTTTGAATAATGTCTCCTACATTCCATATTACATCTGCAGTTTCCCAAGTTACAGCTGCTTCATCCCAAATAGCATCAAATGCAATTGTTCCTTCAGAAATCCTAACATCATATTGTCCTGATGCAGTTGGTAATGTACTACCAGAAGTCTGGAATATCAACCAATTTCTATAGGAGTTTGTAGTAGATGTTGGAGTTCCTTCAACTACAGTTGTTGATAAATCATATGATTGTGTAAAGTCAAGAATCAGTTCATCATAACTCCCAGTATAATTGGGGTCAAGATAAACTGCTAAGGTATTGACAGATTCTGAATGATTAAATTGTAGCATATCTTATATAATATTAGGTTAGGGGTCACGCCGAAACGTAACCCCCTTCCTAAAGATTAATTATCCTACGGTGATGCCACTAAGTGCGTCACCTAAACTTCCTGAAATTTCAGAAGCTGGGTTTGGTTCTTGACCTGTGAAGGTTAAAGAGTAGCCATTCAAATCTCCGAATGCAGTACCAGTAGCACCAGTGCCACTTAGTAATTGCATACCTCTGTCTTGACCTAACAACCAGTAGCGGCCTACGCCGTCTACTGTTCCGTTGTTAGTTTCAACAATAACTTTAAGGTCTGGATTTTGTGCTAATACTTTTACCTGATTACGAGTAGCAGATTGTAACTTGAAGAATACTGCGTTAACAGTTTGTTCATAGAATACAGTTCCATTTTCTGGAGTTGCCGTAATAGCTTCAGAGAAATCTGAAGTTTGACGGAACAACTCGAATTTGAAAAATTCACCACTACCAGTGATGCCAGAGATTAACCCTTCACTTGCCGTATCAACGGTGGTAATAGAACCAGATAAAATGTATAAATTAGCAATACCGCCTGTGTTGTCACGGCATCCTAACGTAAATCCTGATGTAATATCACATGTAGACATATTTTCTGGTTTTTTTGAAGGTTAATAATTAGGCTTGGTCGTTAGAAACCCAGAATTCAGGGTAAGCTACGTTAACACCGAGTTTAGTAGCAATTCTATGCTTCAATTGGTCAGTGTTGATATCGTACCAAAGTTGGAATTCAGAGAAATCAGACATCAAGTCAGTACCAGCAACGATTTGTTTGGCTGGGCCTAAAACGATACGGTCTGAACCAGCAAGACCAGCAGTACCTACAACTTTAATGTTTTGGTAAGGGTATTGCATTTCAAGAAGACCACCACGGTTAGAGATGCTAGTTGGGTCAAAGTAGAAAGCATTTGCACCACGTACAGCAGCTACGAATTGACGGAATTTAGAAACTGACATGAAGAAAGTCAAGTCATCACGGTCAGCAACGTCAGCTGACAATGCAGAAATCATTACGTCAAGGTTTTCAAGAGTAGCAGCAGC